GGGCTGGGCGACCGAATCGACGCCACCATGATTGATCGCTGGGCGTTGTACCGCATTGCGCAGTACTGCGATCAGATGATTCCGGATGGCAAAGGCGGGCAAGAGCCTCGATTCACGTGCAATCTTTACTTCCAGAAGCAGGCCGAGGCCTACGCAGTTCTGCAGGACCTGGCCTCAATCTTCCACGGCCTGGCCTACTGGGACGGCAGCCAGATCGTAGTCAATGCCGATATGCCGGGTGATCCGGTATACACCTACAACCAAACGCAGATCCTCAACTCGGGCGCCATAAAGTACGAAGGCACCCGCGCGCGCGACCGCCACAGTCTTTACACGGTGTCCTGGGACAATCCAGACCAGGGCTTCGAGACCGACAAAGAGCCGATCTTCGACGATGAGGCAATGGTCGAGCTTGGCGGGATTGTGCGCGAAACGTCGATTGATGCCATTGGCTGCACATCCCTGGGTCAGGCCCAGCGTGCCGGGCAGTGGGCTGCGCTTACAGAGAAGCTGCAAACCCAGGGCGCCGTCTTTCGCGTTGGGCTCGACGGGGATATTCCTAAGCCTGGGCAAGTGATCGCTGTGGCTGACCCCATGCTGGTTGGCCGCAACAACGGCGGCAGGATATCGGCAGCGGCGGGACGTGTGGTCACGCTAGACCGCGATACCGTGGTGCCGGTGGGCGCGCGGCTGATGGTCAACCTTCCAAGCGGAAAATCAGAGGGGCGGGTGGTCAAGTCGGTCTCCGGCCGGGCCGTGACACTGATGGCAGATTTCAGCGAGCAGCCCCAGGCGGAAGCCGGCTGGATTTTGGACTATGAAGACCTGAAGCTGATGCAGTTCTACGTCCGCAACGTGACGCGGCCGGAGTGGCACCAGTTCCAATTCGAAGTTATCCAGCACGACCCGAGCAAGTTTGACGCTATCGACAACGGCGCCGTGGTCGACGTCCGTCCGATCACCGGCATTCCTGCAGGCAGCCAGGAAGCGCCGGCGCGCGTCATGCTTAGCCAGAACGTGGTGATCGAGCAGGGCATTGCCGTGACGATCATGTCTATCGCCTGGGACGCTGCGCCAGGCGCTGTGGCTTATGACGTCGAATGGAAGTGGGGCGCGCGCGAGTGGATCACCTTGCCGCGCACCCCTGAGCAAATGGTCGATGTGCGCGGGATCTACTCTGGGCAGTACATGGCCCGGGTTCGGGCGGTGAGCGCGCTAAACGTTTCCTCGATCCCGACGGCGTCGGCCCTGACCAATCTGGAAGGGAAGGTCGGCCTGCCGCCGGCGGTTTCGTTCCTGACCACCACCAGTGAGCTGTTCGGCATCGGCATCAAGTGGGGTTTCCCGGCCGGCGCCGAGGATACCCAGCGCACCGAGCTGTGGTACGGCACGGCCAACAACCTGGCGGCAGCCTCCAAGCTGGCCGACTTGGCGTATCCGCAGGCCGATTACCGCATGCAGCAACTGCTGACGGGGGCGACGTTGTTCTTCTGGGCTCGACTTGTGGACCGGACTGGCAACATCGGTCCGTTCTATCCGGTGGGTAACGGAGTGTTGGGCAGGGCCAGCTCCAACCCTGATCCTGTGTTGGACCTGGTCGCCGGCAAGATTGGCCGCACTGAGCTTGGCCAGGACATCGTGAAGGAGATCGACAAGATCCCTGGCTTGCAGGATCAGATCACCGCTCTGGGTGGGCTGAAGGCCTACAACAAGGATGCCACCTACCTCAAAGGACAGATGGTTGTAGAGGGAAGTCGAATCTACCAGGCCGCCCAGGCTGTACCGAAAAACCAGCCGCCGCCGAACATTACCTACTGGCTCGATGTTGGCCAGTCGGTAGAGACGGCGAACGGCCTAGCTCAGCAGGTCTCCACCAACACCGCCGATATCACCAAGCTTGACGGTGTAGTGACGGCCTCGGCGTCGAGCCTTCAGGTCCTGCAGGCGGCGTACAGGGATGACAACGGCGAGGGCGAGCTCGCGGATGCGCTCCAGGGCTTTAACGCCAAGGCCAGCTTTGCGGAGGAGGTGAAAACGCAGGCCACGAAGAACGCGGCAATGGTGCAGCGTACGACTGAGTTGGCCGCCGATGTGGGCGATGTCAGTGGAGCTGTGACCGAGCTCGAAAGCGTTGTTGTCACCGACCGCCAGGCCACGGCCCAGGCTATTCAGCAGATCGGGGTGAAGATCGGTGATAACTCGGCTGATATCCAGACCGTCAGCCAGGCTCAGGCCAGCACCGACGGTAAGTTGGCAACCATGTGGTCCGTGAAGATGCAGCTCAACCAAAACGGGCAGTACGTCGCGGCGGGTATCGGGCTTGGCATCGAGAACGTGGATGGTCAGTTGCAGAGCCAGTTCTTGGTGAGCGCTGACAGGTTCGCCGTGGTGAACAACATCAACGGGGTGCTTTCGTCGCCGTTCACGGTGCAAAACGGCCAGGTCTTCATGCGATCGGCGTTCATCCAGGACGGCAGCATCACCATGCTGAAGATCGGAGAGGCGCTGCAGTCCGACAACTATGTCGCCGGTGTTCAAGGATGGCGCCTCGATAAAGCTGGCAACCTGGAGTTTAACGGCCCGGCGCCTGGTGGTGGTCGCCTGACGATGACCAATCGTGCAATCAAGGTGTACGACGAAAACAACGTCAAGCGGGTGCAGCTAGGGGATCTGACAGCATGATCGGAGGAATTAGAATATGGGGGCCTACTGGCCTCCTGGAATTGGATGAGAACTCATTCACCGTGAGGGTTGTTTATTCAGCCCTCATTGGCACGGCGGGCGTGAGTACTTTTGTTTCCATACCAGGCGTGAATCCCTCTACTCACATCGGTATATGTTTGCCTAATGGGCAGTACTCAGGGGACCCGTCCGGCCAAGACGCAAGTTTGTCTCAGTTCGATGTGCAGATGCTTTCGGGCGGCGTTCAAGTCTGGTTTAGAAATAGAAATATGCCAACCGGCCGGATAGGGGTGTCAGTTCAGCGACTTCTAGTATTCAGGTATAGATAATGTCCTATGGGCTAACTTTTACGAATAATTCAGATGTTGTAACGCTTGACTCTGAGTTTGCACGGCTTGTTGTTATACACAAAGGGATCTATGGGCCGTCTGGCGGTGACTTTCCATCGGTGATTACGTCGCAAGAACCGCCGTTAATCTTTGTCAGACCCTCAACTGGGGGCTTTCAATGGGTAAGCCTGAAGGGCTCACCTGGCAATTGGACGGGCTTCATCAACGGGGCGAGCGGTGGCTCTGGCTCGTTTTTTGTTGCCGCCTATGAGTCCACTCCAACCGCACAATATGGACTCAGGTTATGGGATGGCGGAGCAAAACAACTATTCGATAATGGAACGCCTTGTGCTCAGTTCACAGACGTCGTTACCGGCTGGGCTTATGGTGGTGCGGCAAATCCCTCTGTAGGGCGTTGGATATATACCTTCTATGCGAGTGTTCCCTTAAATACAGGGAACTACATGCTGATTAATAACATAGCGATGAATATTCCCGGAGGGGATACGTTCTCGCTGCTTTCTTGTTATTGGGATTATGCAAACAACCGAATAGTCGCGCAGCTACAAAACATCGGCGACTTCAACGGCTCAAGTTTCTTTCTCCCGCTAATGTTTGCAAAGCCAATTTCATAGGAGGCTTAGATGGCCTGGTACAAAACAGGAACTGTT